ATAATGATAAATCCCAGTTGCTTAAATCGGTAAGCATTTGATAAATAGAAACTATTGAATTCCAAAAAGGTTTTAAAACAATTCCAATAGCTGTAAAAAAATCACCAATTGGGAACCCTGTTGATGTTTGATATCCACTTGGCATATTATTGATTAAATCTGCCGTTAATTCATCTTGTGTTTTTGTTTCAATCATATCAGACATTTACGCTTACCTCTGTTGATGTGTTTAAAATTGTGTTGTTTTGTAATTCTACGCTTACATCAATCACTAGAAATTTACCGCTTTTTGACATATTAAATGACGTAACTTGTTTTATCGTCGGACAAAGTAGAAAACCTTCTCTGACTTCTCTTTCAATTTCTGATTCATAAAAACCATTGTTTAAAGCTTTGTAGCCAAATAATTTACGGATAGATGTACCAAATTTTGTACCTTTATAAATAGGAATACAATCTTTATTCGTTTTCATAAACAATGTTATCCATTGTTCAGTCGCTGCGATATCTGCATTCGTGACTGGATTTCCATCAACAACATTGAATGTTTTAGTGCCAAAGCTAAATTCAAGCGAATTTTTGACCGTTGTGTCAATAATATTACTCGATTGGATATTTTCCATTATGGATAATAAATCTACTTCAGGAAACATTAAAGAACCTTTTCTATAACTATATATTTTTCGCTTATTTCTGTAGGACAAATAATGACATAATCGCCTTGTTTGAGCATACATTTATATGCAAGTAATTCGGTGTTAATTTTTTCAATCGCCTCTGCAAGATAAGAAATTGCATTAGGCATATTACAAGCATTGTTTGGCGTGTATGAATGAGTTTCTTTAACACCTTTTGCGCTTGTTAAATCGCTAGGCACTCCTTGTGATAAAGCTGTTGTCTTATCTATATTGCAACGAAACCTGAATCCCTCTGCAATCAAGAGGTTTTCGCCTTCTGTGAGTAACGTTTTGTCACTATCTATATGAAGACTTAAAGGCTCTACAGTAATAACTTTTGCTATTATCGCCTCTTTGTAATTTGGTGGATTAGTACAGCTTTTAAACTGCTCAACCAACAGAGAAGTAAAATCTTTCTTTTCTTTATTCATTTTTGTAACCTTTATATACTTGAAATTTTAAGAATATGAACTATAATAAAAGCAAGGAGACATCACATGAATAGCAAAGCTAAATGTTTAATATTGCTTTTATTTATGTTTTTTATGCAAATACCTTCATTTGCTGGGATTTGTGATGTAAAAACCCCTGGCAATTATACGAAAGAAGAACTTGCTAACAGTGGTCATTGGATTGATAACTCTTATAATGAAAATTTACATAAACGGTTAGAAGATGCTTATGATAAAAAATATTTAGATAAATCAGACCCAAATCATTGGGTTGATCGTGGGCCTATAGATGCTCACCAAAAAGAAGTTACCGACGTATATTACGAGAACTACCATAATTAAGTTTGCAATTGCAAATCAACATCAACTTCATGCCTGTTTCTCTCAATATTGTGGTCAGAAGTAACCACTAGATATTTACCGTTGATGTTTAATGTATCATCTTTTAGAGATAATATTGTGCCTTTTCTTATCTCATTTGTTCCCAATATAGTAATACTTATACTTTTTGCAGGTTTTCTGAGTTCATGGACCTTCTGATTTGCTATTTTTTGAGGGTTCGCTTTTATGTCTTTGTCAATTTCAATAAATTCAGATAGTTGTCCGTATTTTTTAATTGAATCATCATCTTGTACAGAAGTTAAACTCTTTATATTTTTTGCCTGATCATTGTTGACAAATATTTTGTTTTTCAAATCCATCATAGATTCTTTTATATTAAAATCACTTATAGTGTTTGAAACATCTGCGCAGATAAAATCGCTTAGTTTGTATTGGATATTGTCCTTATTTTTATATTTTAACACATTAACTTTAGCGTCTTTACAATCAATTATGTATTCGACTCCTGCTTTTATTTCAACAATATCAAGAATACTTCTTAAGATGTCTGATACTTTTTCGCCCCTGTAAATTTTATTGATATCAATTTTTTTAACTTCAATATTGCCTATAGGTAACCCAATTTCGGAACATAATTGTTTAATTGCGGTATAAGCATCACATTTAAACTGAATTGTCCAGGTATTATTGCAAAGATAAAATCCAAAATCATAACAAGTATAATCATATTCGTTCTTTTTACATCGGTCTCGGTCAATGATTTTGCCAATAATCTTAAAATCGGTATCATCTGTGTAAACAAAAGTTGTCCCCACGTCATATGGCGTGTCACTGGAAAAGTTGAAAATCGTTGCACAGGTATCGACATCGTCCTGCCATCTTATGTTACTTACATTCTGTACTTCTTCATTATTGATATAGATTCTATCCATTGTTTCCCCTTATCAAATCATTTGCTAAATCCGTGAATTTCCAAACATTACCATTTGGGAATTCACTCATGGCTATTGAATAATTTATATCGCCGACATTATCGGTAGTTATTTCAAAGTCATCTAGTGTAACTAACATATTGACTATCGTTTTTAAAAACGAGTTTGTTATTATTATTCGGAAAGATTCTTTTTTTAAATTCTTGAAAAAATCCACATAAACCCAACCGTTTGATTCTGCACCGAGTGCAGTAAATGGGTAATTTTTGTTTACTGGGAAAAAACTATCCCAAGATATTTTAGTTAAGTCGCTTCCTGTAGGAATATTTATTTTACCTTTAAGTGTTTCAAGAGTTATATTGTCATTTTTATATGCAATATTTACGTTATTTTTTACAACAGGAATTATAAGAATTGTACTTCCTATCAAATTTGTTACGATTATATTCATTTATCCGCCTACGTTACTGGAACTTTTGTTCTAAATTCATTAGCTAATAGGGTTTTGAGTTTATTTAGCATTTCGCGCGTTCCTATAAAATCACCTTGAATAATTACGGTTATGTCGCCTTTGCCTCCGTTATTTACCATTTTATTAGATAAATCGTGTGGAATTATTTGAGAACCGCTAGGAAGGTTTACAATCTCACCACCGCGTTCGTTAATATGTGTCAATCCCCCTTGAAAATAGTTTGTCCCCAGTGCATGATGTGGTATTTTTTTAGCAGGTGGCGTTTTTACATCGGTAGATTTGTGATCACCAATACTATTCCAAACCTTCTTTAAAGCGTTAGCCGCTTTTGTAAGAATATGAAATTTTTTTTCTATATAAACAAGGCCTGCAATAAAACCAGCAAAAACAGCAATTCCCAACAAAAGAGGACAGCCTAGTATAGATGCATTCCATAACCATTGAGCAGCTGTCACAATACCTGTCTTAATTGCCATTAGATTTTGTAATACTATACTTCTTTCCATTACGACATTTTGAAGTCCGCCCATTGTTTTAACTGCCGCTGAAACTACAGCAAAGGATTCCATTGCTGTAGATACTGCATTTATAATTTTAAACGCAGTAAAAGTTGTATATAAAGCACCCATAACTGGAATAAGCCAGTTTAAATTTTTTGTTACAAATATAGTTGCATTTGCTAACGTGCTGAGAACTTTCGTTGTTATTGCACCTACTTTTTGGAAATCGATTTTTTTTATAACAACTTGTGCTTTCTCTGCAAGTTGCGAAAGATATGGCAAAACCTTTGTACCAATTGTTACTTGAATTCCTAACATAGATTGATTAAATATTTTTTGAACTTGGTTGAACTTTGCGAACGCCGCCATATTATCGTTTGTCAAAACAAGCCCCATTTTTTGAGCCTGTTCGTACATTTCTTGAACGCCTTTAGAGCCTTTTGCAAGCAATGGAATCAAACTCATTGCACCTTTACCCATTACTTTTTGAGCAAAAACAGCGCCATTTAAGCCTCCACCAAGTTGCTTATACTTATCTGCAACATTTTCTAAAATCTTTGTAGCTGGTAGCAGTTGACCGTTAACGTCTTTAACGGAAAGTCCATATTTTTTAAAATCTTTGCCACCGTTCGCAGCTTTAATTGCAAGCATCCTTATGGATTTTGCCATCATATCAGCGCTAACGCCGTATTGTTTTCCTACCGCAACCATTTTAGATGCATCTTCAACGCTCGCGCCCGTAAGGCGTTGCATTGTTTTAACTTCTTTTGCATAATCCATAGTTGTTTTTGTAGCAACTACACCAAACCCGATAAGTGCCGCACCTGCGCCAGCAATAACGGCAGATGTTTTTTTAAAACTTTTAACGGCATTATTTTGAAATCTCGTTATTTCCAAATTAGCTTTTTTTAAAGCTTTTTCACTCGTTCCGAGTTTTTCAGCCATATTTTTTAATGGCGTTGAAAATTTATCTTTTAATGATAATACTACGCCAACGGTCTTACCCATTTGTCTTTACTCCTAGAGCTTGTAAAGTTATTTCAAATTTTTTGTCTTCTTTTTCAATGTCTAATTCAGCACTTGCTATATAAAAAGCTTTTTGTGTAGGTGATAAGTTCAAAATAAACTCATCGGAAAAGCCTTTTTGTAAGTAATAATGTATTAAAAAGAGGTCGCCATCCTCTTTTATAGCTTTTTTATGTTTGTCTGTACCTCTGGATTTAGTCCATAAAGAGATAAAATATGATTACCCAATTCGTAAACTTCTTTTATGTTGCGGTCAAAAATTCTGTCTACCACTTCGTATGGTACAGGTACTTCATATTTTGCAATTAATTCTTTTGACCTAAGTAACGGAACACTCTCGTATATCAATTTTATAAAAGTTGTGTAATCTTCCTCATTTTGTTCAAGTGCTTCTGAAACAATATTTGCGATTTTAGAAGGTTTAACTTTTTCAAGTTCAACAATCGCGTCAAGTTCTTCACTTTCATAAGTTAATTTCTTCTTGCTAATTATTTTTTTATCACCCAAAATAGATGTAAGTGTTAATTTCTTTTTTGTCATTTTTTATCCCTTTATATTAAATCTGTGTATTTTGAAGTGGTTGCCGCAAAGGACATTTCCTCTTCACCTAGTTTTTTGATTTCAAAATCAAGAAGAGTGAGAGAATCAAAAGTTACACCAGTTAAACTTATACCTTCTTTACCGTTTGCGGATGGGTCTGCCGTTCTTGCAATAATCGTGACATCAGGGTTTTTCCCTGCGTTCCAGTCAGCATCAAGTAATTTTGCAAAGAAACTGTCAACTTTACTCAATGTCATTGTGCCAGTTATTTCATAACCCACAAGTTTTCTTGAATGCCCTAATTGTTCTGAGATATCAACATCTTCATATATTGCTTTTTTTTCGGCCTTGAATTTTTTAACGTTTGCAAGTTTATTTTCACCAACCCACACAGCTCCATAAGTCCCGCTAACTACTTGGTCAGCAGACATTGTCGTATTGCCCATTTTTAATTGCTCCTTATATTATTTTGTAGCTACTTTGATTTTATTGATAAAGTCATCAATACATATTTACCCTCATTTGCATTCCCTCGATTGCGTCTAAGAATTTGGCATCAATCAATGGGAAAATAATATTTTTATACGCATAGTTTTTAACTTGTGCATCCGTCCAAGTTTCCGCCTCAGCTTTACCATCTGCTAGCCATGCAAGCCTTTGTGTATCAACATCAACACCAGCCGTATTCGCGTAATCCGGGTCAATTATTCGTAAATTTACAAGTGTTGTTAAATAGCCATAATTTAACGCTGCAAAAAACAATTTTTGATTATCATAATCATTTTTATAGTGGCCTTTATATTGGGTTCTGAAAGCGT